GTTGCAATTTCCGCAGTTGAAATGTCTCAAAATAGCATGAGATATTATTATACATTTGAAGAAGTCGAAACAAAACTTGAACAAATTATGAAAAATATCTTCAAAGCATGTACTCAAGCTTCTGAAAAATACAATTGTGCTGGTAATTACGTTGCAGGAGCAAACATTGCAGCCTTTGAAAAATTGGCTAAGGCAATGAAAGCCCAAGGTATTGTATAATATAAATAATTAAAATAGTAACATTGAAGTCCTCTTTTAATAAAAAAAAGAGGACTTTTAGTCCTCGTGTTTATTTAATGTTGCCTAGATTGTTCAGGCAACTTTTTCTTTTGTATAGGGGATTTTCAGGTTTTGTACAACTTCCAAAAAAGTACGATTTTTTGGTTTTCACCACACTTTCACCACACTTACAAAAAATTTCCTCTTTTTCTCAAAGTCTTTTTATCTCATTTTATCTCCGTTATTTTTATTAACTCATCTATAAGAAAAAGGACTTAACCACAACCACAATGGCTAAGTCCAAACAGAAAGGATTGTCAACTATAATTTGCTATAATACCACTTTGCCTTATTCCTTATGTAATTCCCGACTTCTGATTGAAGCACGCTTGGATAAGGTGGTAGGTATATAATATCGATTTTTCCATAAGATGATGTTTTCGGGTTTTTCTGCCCGAACTCATAATGCGTCATAACAGTATCAGGAGTAATCGCTATATTGTATTTTTTTGCAAGTTCTGCAATCAATTTGAATGTACGCTCACATTGAACCTGTTTAAGTGGATATTTCCCTATGTTGTTTTTGTTGGTAAATCCGTACATACCACACATAGAAATTCCAATAGCTCCAGTATTTCCACCGCCACAATGTGCAGCATAATTTCCGTCATTGCAATTTTCATTGTCTGTAACTTCGTGTTTGCCTTTAATAACAACTCCGTCCCCATTCACCAAGTAATGATAATGTTCATAATCAGTGTTGCAAGGTTGATTTGTCCCTGCTGTCCAATGTACAATAATTTTTTTCATAAAGAACCTCTCTTTCTATTTTATTCTCCAGTAGTATTCAGTTAAGTAGCTTGCTGCGTCAAAAATGTGCATTAAGAATTTTTTATCTCTGTCTTGCTTAATTTGGTGTATTGTCGGAACGTCTATAATTGACGTACCCTCTTTGTATTTCAAATTATGAATATTTTTCAGAAGATATTTGCACTTTTTATCAACAAAAAGCCTATTTAATCCACTTGCATTTTTAACCCTTGCATTAAAGGCAGCAATTCTATTTGCTATAGGTGGATTGTAATCTCTAAGGTTAAATTCAAAATCTTTGTATCCATAATCTTTGAGAAGTTGTCGCATTGTTGCATAGTTTGTAAATTCTGATTGAGTGCTTCTGTTATCGCCCGAAGCGTCCCCGCAAATTACAATCTTTCCTTTATGTTTCGGATATCTTCTTAAAAATTCCTTGAAACACATTTCTGTAGTCGCATTTTCCACGACAATTTCATCAAAGAAGTAAACGTTTTCCTCGTCCTTGTGAGCAACGCACCACATCATAGGATCTACGTTGAAGTCGCAAGTCAGATAAAGTGGTAACGTGTCGCAGTAATTAAGTTTCTTGATATTTTTATCAGAAAATCCCTTAACGACAAGTCCACTATTATAGTCGCCAAATTCTCCGAGAACGTTTATCCTATAATATTCTTCATCAAAACTGTCTTTCATAGACTGGACGTAATGTTTTGGAAGATAAATATTGTTCGTAGTCGGAGCAATAATCAATCTGTAGTTTGGCAATTTATTTTCTACAAATCGTTCATAAATCCAACCTTTATCAGGTTGAGGGTTGGTATGTCCGAATAATCTGTATCGGAAATTTTCCCAATCCTTGCCCCTGTACGTGTTTCTCAAACGTCCTAATAATTGGTTTAAGGTACTATCACCAATTTGGGACGCTTCCTCAACTTCAGCCCAATGCAAGTTCAAAGACTTGAATTTTTCAGGATTGTCGAGTTGAGAAAACAGTATTTCAGAACCATTTTTGAATTTTATAATTTTATCAACTTTATTATAAGTATAATGTTCGCCCTGTTTATAGCCTAACGCTTCCAAGTGTTCCAAATATGAAACAAGTGTAGTTTTTCTAACAAGTTCATATTCTTTCGCTCCAACAAGTCCTCTACTTCCTGCGTATTTCTTTGCAAGAAGTATTCCAAGCAAAGAACCACACCAAGTTTTTCCGCTTCCATACCCACCTTGATATATTGCTACATCAAGTTCGTGCTTATGTGGAATTGTCATAAATTCCACCTGCTTATCTAATAAATTATATTCCCTCGCTTCTCTCCTTTCATCACACACGTATTTTGTGAGCCATTCATTACCCTACAAAAATATTTGTGCGTAATTTTCGCTTCAAAAAGTTACACAAATTATTCCAAAACTAATTGTCCGTTGCGTTTAACGATTTTACATTCCAAACCGTCTTTTTGATAATATTTTTGGATTAAGTAAATTAAAGTTCCTGATGATGTGAATATAACGTGAGGCACACCCTCGCTATAAAATTCAAATCCTATACGATTTTTAGGTTTCCCTTGCTTATCGGCAAATTTAGACGGTTCAATTCTGTAACCTGTAATTTTTATCGGACGGTCTAACCAATCCTCTACCCTTACACTGTTTCCCTCTAATTTTCTGATGTTTTTGTCGTTATCTGTTGCAATGTCTGAAAATTTTGTCATTATATCTCTCCTATATTCTAAAATTTTTGTACTTTTAATAAAATTGAAACTATCTGCCCATTTAATCCAACCGAGCGTTGAATCAATTATTGATCTAAACCTATCAAGAGTAATTCTTCCCTCGATTACTTGTGCGACTGCTCTAGGTATTCTCCGTTTGACTTTCTTGGCTGTACTTTTTCTTACAAGATTGTATTTTCTGAAATGTCTATATCCCATAAAGTCCACCCCTCTTTTATACGTATAGATGTCGCATTTACTCAACTCCAAATCGAGAACGTCTTTAAGAAATTTTGTTATTTTATATTTCCAATCTCTTAGCCTTTTCTTGTCGTTATCGAATAATAAAAAGTCATCACAATACCTTATGTATGCTTTACATTTCAACGTTTCAAGAATATATCTATCTAATTCTTTTAAGTAGAAATTCCCGAAGTGTTGGCTTGAGAGATTTCCTATAGGAATATTTCTTATTCCTGGAAACGAAAATATAATATCTCGGAGCAACGCAAGAAGTCTTTTGTCTTTGAATTTTCTTGTAATCAACTTATACAAAATATCTTGTCTAACGGACGGATAAAAATGGTGGATATCCATTTTGAGAATATAATCATATTTATTTATATATTCTGTAGTTTTTAAAGACGCTTTGTGCATTCCCCTATTCTTGATACAAGAATAAGTATCTTTTGTGAGCATTGCGACCAAAATATCTTCCATCACATTGATTATTGCCCATTGAGCTACTCTATGCTTAAACTCAAGAACATAAATTGTCCTTTTCTTAGGCTCATATATAATCTTGGTCTTATATTCACCTGTCCGATATGTTCCGTCTATAAGTTCCTTTTGGAGTATTTTTAAATTTTCTTCTAAGTTACTTTCATATTTTATCACCTCTTTATGTGTTCTTTTATGTCTTGCAGCCTTGTAAAAAGCTGTTTTTAGATTTTCCATTGAGCAAATTTTATCGAATAATTGCCCGTGCCTTTTCACCATATATTTTTGTTCCTTCCCTCGCTTTCGGGGGAATAATCCCCCTACTAGCAAAGTGTCTGTCTATCGCAGTGTATTTTACCTCACCCTTTCGGGAATTTCGGTAAGGATATAGGTTCAGCCATTACGTATTAGGTAACGTATCACACCACGCCCGCCGTTGTTCGCATTGGTAGTCGAACGCGAATTGTTCGCATTCCGAGAACGTGAACCGCAGGACGAAGAATTGTTCCAATTCCCACCTGCTTTAAGGACGTGCAACCTATACCCTGAATTTTTGAGTATAAAGAGCTTTCGTAGCCTAAAAGCTCAATGTCTTATTCATCTAGTAAAGGCTACACATAATGAATAAGAGGATATACCACCGTTGTATATCTTTCCCTATTTCCCAACCAACCCAACCAAATCTTGTTTATACTCTCAAAGGTTGGCTCACACCACGCCCGCCGTGGTACGCACGGGTAGACGAA